GAAAATGGTTTTTTTAGATATGCTGGTAGATTAGAATCATTACCATGTTTAGTAGAAGACCATGTTTATGATAACATAAATTTAGAATCTGGTAATCAAATGGTATCTGCAGGATTAAATAATTTGTTTGGTGAGGTTATGTGGTTTTATCCAACAACCGGATCATCTGTTGTAAACAGAATGGTTTGTTATAATTATTTTGATTCATCACCACAAAGACCTGTTTGGACTGTAGGCACACTTGCTAGAACTATGTGGGAAGACTCTGCTATTTTTGGTAAACCACACGCATTAGAATATGATGCAGCCACAGACACATCGTTTGATGTAGTAGGAAACACGGAAGGTAGAACAACATACTATGAACACGAAACAGGGACTGATCAAGTAAAAGGTGGAACTGTTACAGCGATAACAGCAAACATCGTATCAGGTGATTTTGATATTACAGCACAAAGAGCACCAACAGGTCAACAAACAGGAATTGCAACATTTAGAGGAGATGGTGAATTTATAATGAAGATAAGAAGATTTATACCTGATTTTATATCACAAACTGGTAACACAAGAGTTACTTTAAATTTACGAAACTTTCCAAATGATACATCAGCTAGTTCTTCACTTGGACCATTTGATATTAGTTCTTCTACTCAAAAAGTAGATACGCGTGCAAGAGCGAGGGCTATAGCATTAAAAGTAGAAAATACAGGATCTGCTCAAAGTTGGAAGTTAGGAACTTTTAGATTAGATACACAAGTGGATGGACGTAGATAATGGCAAAGATAGTACAAGTATTAACAAGACCAAGTAAAGAATACGACTTGCTTACAGCAGAGGCACAAGTTAGAGATCTTGATGCTATTGTAGAAAAATTAAATACAACGTTTCAAGAAGAACTAAAAGAGGAGGTAGAAGCATT